GACGACTTATCAAAAGTTTTGGATTCTACTACGTTTGTTGCTCAAGAAACTGGAGTTTCAGTTGATGATTTGATGAAAAAGGCAACAGATGGAGCACCACAAATTAAACTTCTTGGATTAAGTTTTGAAGAAGCAGTGACTCTAATTGGACAACTTGAACAGCACGGTGTAGACTCATCAGCTGCTTTATCAGGTTTGACAAAGGCTGCGGGAGCCTATGCTAAAAAAGGCAAATCCATGACAGAGGGGTTGAAAGAAACCATTGATTCTATCAAAAATAGTAAGAGCGAGACAGAAGCTCTTAGTATTGCGATGGAAATTTTTGGAGCTAAAAAAGCTCCTCAAATGGTTGACGCAATTAAACGTGGTGCATTAAGTTTTGAAGAGTTGGGGTATACTGCTGAAGTCTCAGGTGGATTAGTATCTTCAACTTTTGAATCTACGTTGGATCCAATTGATAAATTCAAGACTGCGCAAAATTCAGTAACATTAGCTATGTCTGAAGTAGGTGCTGCAATTGCTGAAGTACTAGCACCAGTATTTGAAATGCTAGGGAATATTGTTAAGCAAGTAGCTGAATGGTTCAGCGGATTACCTGGTCCGATTAAAGAATTCGTTGTTATTTTAGGGACAGTTGTTACCGTTGTTGGTATCTTAGCCCCGATATTCCTAACCTTACAAGCAGCTGCTACAGCTCTTGAAATTTCTATAGGCGCTATGGTAACTGCCGCGTTACCAATCATTGGGACAGCTGCTGCAATAGCGGCCGCAGTGGCAGCGGTCGTTGTCATTTTAAAATACTTATGGGAAACGAATGAAGGATTTCGGAACGCTGTAACAGCTGTGTGGGAGGCTATTTCATCTGTCATCAATACTGTTGTAGGTGAAATTTCAAACTTCATCATGAGTATATTCGGGACGGTTGTGGCTTGGTGGACGGAGAACCAGGAACTTATCAGGACAAGTGCTGAGACTGTCTGGAATGCCATTTATACGGTCATCAGTACAATACTGGATATACTTGGCCCCTTGCTCCAAGCTGGCTGGGATAACATTCAACTGATTATTACAACAGCTTGGGAAATCATCAAGGCCGTTGTTGAGACCGCAATCAATGTTGTCCTTGGTATTATTCAAGCAGTTATGCAGATTATCACTGGCGACTGGTCAGGCGCTTGGGAAACCATCAAGGGAGTATTTTCAACTGTATGGCAAGCTATTCAAAGCATTGTTCAGACCATTTTCTCGGCCATCCAGAGCTACATTTCAAATATTCTCAACGGCATTTCAGGAACTGTATCAAATATCTGGAACGGAATCAAGGACACTGTCTCAAATGTGTTAAATGCTATATCTGGCACGGTATCAAGTGTTTGGGAAGGGATCAAGAGTACCATTTCAGGTGCTATCAATGCAGCTAAGGACGCTGTTTCAAATGCAATCAATGCAATCAAGAATTTATTTAACTTCCAAATTTCTTGGCCACATATCCCATTGCCTCACTTCCGAGTAAGTGGTTCAGCCAATCCGCTTGACTGGCTGAAGGGAAATATACCGAGCATCGGTATAGACTGGTACGCTAAAGGCGGTATCTTGACCAAACCAACTGCTTTTGGGATGAATGGTAATAATATTATGGTCGGAGGTGAAGCTGGTAGAGAGGCAGTGCTTCCGTTGAACGAAAAGAATTTGAGTGCGATTGGCCGTGGGATTGCTCAGACTATGATTGGTAACACACCATCCATCAATATCACTATCACAGGTAATGTTGTCCGTGAGGAAGCTGACATTACCAAGATAGCAAATGAAGTAGCCCAGCGAATCGCTGATGAACTTCAACGTAAAACAAACTTAAAAGGAGGTTACGCATGATTAAACATAATGAATTAGTGATTGACGGTGTGAAGACATCGTCTTTTCCATTCAAGGTGATTGTGCATGAATCTCCTTCTGTAACCTTGTCAGACAGCAAGACCAATCTCTTGGAACATGATGGGATTAGTGGGGCTATTGTCCAAACTAACAAGCACCGGGAGCTTGTCAAGAAGTCCTACACCATCTATCTGGTCAAGCCTACTGAAGAACAGCTTAATCGGTTCATGAGCCTTTTCATCCGTGAAAAGTTCTGGCTTGAGAATGAGCGTGTGAAGACTACAAGGCTTTGGTGTTACAAAGCAAGTGCTACGGATGCAGAACAAGAGCAACCTGGCCTATATGTGACCAAAGTGACCTTCACTTGCCACCCTACCAAGTTTTTTAAGACCACTGACACCCAGACATTGACTGGGAATGGTGTTTTGAGGGTACAGGGATCAGCTCTTGCTTTTCCTAAGATTACCGTGACTGGCCAGAGTGCTTCTGAGACATCGTTTACAGTGGGGAATCAAGTGATTAAGCTTGAAAAGCTCTCAGAATCGCTTGTGATGGTCAATGATCCTGACAATCCTAGCTTTAAAACAGCTAGTGGAAAGCTCATTAAGTGGGCTGGTGATTTCATCACAGTTGATACTGCTAAGGGACAGAATGTCGGTGTTGTTTTAGGCTCTGGCATCCAGTCTTTAAAATTTGAAACAGTTTGGGGGTGGGCATAGTTGCTTTTTTTACTTGATGCAAATGTAAGAACGGTCAAATGGAATGGGATTCCACTGCATGAGGCCAGCTCTGCTATTGTCAAAGAAGAAATCAACGGTGATTTTGTCCTTACTGTCCGTTACCCAATCACTGACAGCGGTATCTATCAGCTCATCAAGGAAGATATGCTGATAAAGGCACCAACCCCAGTGCTAGGACCCCAACTGTTCCGCATTAAGAAACCGATTGAGAATGATGATAGTCTGGACATTACCGCTTATCATATCTCAGATGATGTTATGCAGCGGTCTGTGAAGCCTGTCAGTGTGGTGGGTCAAAGCTGTGCCATGGCTCTATCTCAAATGGTGCAGAATACCAAATCTGGTATTGGAGATTTTAGCTTTACCAGTGACATCATGGACAGTAGGACGTTTAATACTACTGAAGCTGAAACCCTCTACTCTGTCCTGTTAGACGGTAAACACAGTATTGTCGGAACGTGGGAAGGAGAGCTTGTCCGTGATAACTTTGCCCTATCCATCAAGCGCAGCCGTGGAGCTGATCGTGGGGTTATCATCACGACACACAAAAACCTCAAGTCCTATCAGCGAATCAAGAACTCTCAAAATGTAGTCACTAGAATCCACGCAAGGTCAACATTTAAACCAGAAGGTGCTGAGGATGAAGTGACTCTTAGAGTGACCGTTGATAGTCCGCTCATCAACTCCTATCCATACATCAATGAAAAAGAGTATGAGAACAACAACGCCAAAACTATCGACGACCTGAGAAAATGGGCAGAGGCTAAGTTTAAGAATGATGGCATTGACAAGGTATCTGATGCCATCAAGATTGAAGCTTATGAGCTTGATGGTCAGGTTGTCCATCTTGGCGATACAGTCAACCTCAAGAGCAGAAAGCATAATGCTGATGTTTACAAGAAGGCCATTGCTTATGAGTTCAACGCTTTAACCGAAGAATATATCTCATTGACCTTTGATGATAAGCCAGGTATTGGTGGCTCTGGTGTGTCAAGCGGTCTGTCCAATGCCGCTGATGCCATTTTGGGAGCAAGCAACACAGCTCAAGAAATTGCTGTCCAGAAAGCTATTGACAATGCTAACAGAGCATTTGACGCTGAATTTGATAAGCGTGAGAATGCTATTCGTGACGGTATCGAGCAAGCCAAAGCTGCTGCTGAGGTTTATGCTGATAACATCCGACAAGAGATAACGGGCCGTCTATCAGAAGTGGATAAGCAGGTGGCAGCTAACAAAGCCCAGCAGGCTACTCAGTACGCTGAAATCCTAGCCAAAGCTAATGCTAATACCAATCTTGCTCAAGAAGCTAAGAACTTAGGCAATCAAGCCAAAACCGAGGCTGCCAACGCTCTATCTAAGGCCTTGCAATATCGCAATGAGGCTATCGCAGAAGCAAAGCGTCTTGATAGTGTTGAGCGTCAAGCAACTGCAAGCAAGCTAGCAACAGCTAAGACTCAGGCTATAGCAGAGGCTAATAAGCTGGTTGAGGCTTCAAAGACTTTGCTGAGCACGCAAATTGCTGGAGCAAATCAAGCCATTGCAGACGCTAAAAAAACACTTGAAACTCAGGTATCAAGCGTGTCCCTTGAAGTTACCAAGACTAATGACACCATTAAAACCTTAGCCTCTAAGACAGATGTTGATAAGACTAATCAACGTGTTACAAGTGCTGAAACTACTTTGACACAACAAGCCAATTTACTTGCTTCCAAAGCTAACCAATCTACGGTTGACACGCTTGCAGGTCGAATGACTACTGCTGAGATCTCTATTACTCAGCAAGCTGGTCAAATTGCCCTCAAGGCAAACAAGACAGATGTAGACGGAATTTCTAGACGGTTAACATCCGCAGAAAGTTCCATTACTCAACAGGCTGCTGAAATTGCTCAGAGGGTTAAGACTACCGATTTCAATCAGGTCACAGGCCGTTTGACTACGGCTGAGAGTTCGATCACTCAGCTTGGAAATCGAATTACTACTGAAATTAGTGAGACGGTGGCTAAGATACCAACTGAAATAGGAGGCAGGAATCTACTAGCCCAAAAATGGTTCAAGCGAGGTTTCTCAAGTCGAGACTTCACACTAAAGAGTTGGTCAGAGTACCTACTACCTATAGGAGCTATTAGGAACATTTTAGAGGAAGGTAAAACTTACACAATTAGTTACGATTGGGAGATTGTAGCTAAAACGACTGTTTCAAAAATCTATGATATAATACTAGGCTTCTATATCTATAGTGCTACTCAATCGAATGGTCGTTTAAACCTCCGAGTAAAATCTAAGAATACTCTTGGAGACAAAGGAAGATTTGAACTGACATTTGTCTGCCCACCATTATTTGATGATAGTAACATTCTTGCTTATACGAATAGGTATGCGGACGGAAGTAATATTGACTATGACACGGTCAGATTCACTAACTTCAACCTAGTAGAAAGTCGAATTGCATACAAGCAGTGGTTACAACCAATAGAGGACAATGAAGAAGAGATATCCCGATTACAAACCACTATCAATACCACATCTGATGGTATCACTCAGCTAACAACGAAAGTCAATGACTCCTCTAACAAGATTTCACAGGCTGAGACAAAAATAAATCAGTTGATTGGTGAAGTTAGTTCTAAAGTTTCACAGACCGATTTTAACAAGGTCAAAGGCCGCTTGAATACCGCTGAGAGTTCCATCACTCAGCATGCTGATGAAATTTCAAAACGCTTGACATCAACACAGGTTGATAATGCCATTACATCCAAAGGATACCAGACCAAGGCTCAGGTTGATAGTAACATCACTGGCCGAGGGTACATCACGGAATCTGGTGTAAATGGTAAGTTGACAAACTATGTGACTGCTACTGTGATGAATCAAACAGTGAAAGAAACATCAGATAGCTTTGAACGGTCAATTACAGCCACAAAGGCTTTAATTCCGACAGATATAGGAGGCGAGAACCTACTTCCAACATCTTCGATTGTCTCTTCATTGCAAGTCACCTCAACTAAAAAGTTCACACTTTCTGGTTGGGCTAGCACTTTCCTGGAAAATGAGGTTATTAAGTCAATCTTCACAGCTGGAGAAACTTACACTCTACACTATGAAGCAAAGCTAACCAAGAAAACCATGATTCCGACATTATTCCAAGAGATGATAGGCTTTCTCCTTTATTGTCCTAGTGATAGAAGAAAGAATGTTTCATTTACAACTAAAATCCAGTCTATTGTAGGAGCAACTACTAAATTCAAGACATCTTTTACAATGCCAGAAATTATGCCTGACCATAGAATGCTCTTTTATACCAATAGATACACCACTAACGGTAACAGCCCAATTGGATATGATGAAATCGAATTTTTCAATTTTAAGATAGAAAAAGGAAATTTGAAATCCGATTGGTCACCAGCTATTGAAGACCTTGCAACTTTGACAGCTTTGCATGAAGTCAGGGACACGGTAGATAGCCATACACGGACTATCAGCGATCAGGGAAACTCTATCAGTCAGGTTATACAGACAGCTTCTGGTTTAGTAACTAGGGTTGGCAGTCTTGAGACAAATTCAGCCACCAAATCAGCTTTGAGTGCTACTGAAACTAGAGTCAGCACCTTGGCTGGTGCTTGGTCTGTGCAGAATTTGACAAGCTCTGGTGATATTTTGTCACAGGCTAACTTGTCAAGTGCTCAGTTCTTGCTTGAAGCTGCAAAGATACGTCTCAAGGGGAAGACTCTAGCAGATGAAATCCAAGCTATCGATGGTAAGTTTAATACGCTTTTTGTGGCAGATGGTACATTTGCCAAGTTAAACGCTAATATTATTGGGGCTAAGGCTATCACTGGTGGTCAGATTAAGTTTGATCAGGCATTTTTCAATTACCTGACAGCTAATGAGGCTTACTTGAAGCAACTTTTTGCCAAAAATGCCTTCATCACTCAGGTTCAGTCAGTGACCATGTCAGCTAATCAGATTTCGGGCGGATTGTTAAGAGCATTGAACAATGCAATGGAAATCAACATGAATGCTGGTCAGCTCCTCTACTACACAGATCAGGCAGCGCTTAAACGGATTTTGAGTGGTTATCCTACTCAGTTTGTTAAATTTGCGACTGGTAATGTCGACGGTAAAGGAAAAGCTGGTGTTACTATCATAGGCTCTAACCGTAATGGTACAGAGAATCCCGATGATGGTGGATTTGTAGGTATTCGGGCTTGGAACGGCGCAAATATTGACTTAATCGATGTTGTTGGTGATACTGTCAGACTTGCCAGCTCTGCTTACATCTCGTCTGATGGTTGGGATATCAACACTTTACCTGGAAAGTTAAACATTGATGCTCATATAGCGAGTGACCGCCCAGGCTCACGTTTGAACATCGGTGATGTCAATTTATTTAGAACATCTAATACTTACACTAGCCTAATGGCTGTACTTCAGCAGTTCAATACGAACTTTAAGCACCTCGTCAATATAACTGGCCGTGGTGATGTTATTTTAACTTGGGACACTATCAAATAGGAAGGAACAGAATATGAACCAAGAACAAATCAATTCAGCTCTGAGATTAACCATCCAGGAGCTTACCAGTAGTCTCTCAGAGGAAAAGACCTCTAAGAACTTGATCGCTGTCCAACTTGCCGAATCCAATCAGCAGGTTGATTTCCTCAATCAGCAAAATGCTGAACTTCAGGCACGAGTAACAGAGCTGG